GTGTGGCTGGTGGATCGCTTTACAGGCGGACACATCACTGAAAAGATTATTCAGTGGCATCCCGTGCTGGCTGCGCTAACCGCACTGACTTCTGCTGTATCGGCGGTTCTGCCCTCCAGCTATTTTGCTACGCTGAACGTCATTCTGAAAGCCGTATGCGACGGAACAGTAACGGCGGAGCAGCTATGGAAGATGGACAAGCTGCCGAAGGAAGAGCGCAACGCTTATGCGAAGCTACTGATTGGTGAAAAGCTGGCAGCGGCGGGTATCGAAGTGACGCCGCAGATTGAACAGGTCATCGACGGCGTGATTGCCATCGTGTGTATGCTGATGCCGCATGAGAGCGACAAGGACGACAAACTGACAGACGGTGAAACCGAACAGCTGAATCAGGAATTGGGCATCTGATGGGTGCCTAAAAATTGAGGGGCTATCATGGAAAGTGTAATCCATGGTAGCCCCGTTTTTTTGTTGTGCAAACCCAATGACACTTGGCAATTGATTGGACAACGAGCCTTGAAAATGTGGTTAAAAAAGCAAGATGTATTATCGTCAGTATGTTTATTCATTTGGATTTATTTGTATGTTGTCTTGCTGGTTCATACCCGGAGTGTCACTGGTTCGAATCCAGTCGGAGCCACCATCGTGAATCCCTTGAGAATCAACGTTCTCAAGGGATTTTCTTTTTGGCAGGAGAAGGCCACCGGCTATGCCGACGGAGGGGAAGGCACTCTTTGCCAACAGATGGGGGAAGCAGGATTCGCAGCCTGCAAATACGTGCCGGGTCTACATGGCCCCGGCACGACAGTCTGTCAAAAACCCCTAAGTTGGCCGCCAGCGCCCACAAACAGCGCTTTGCGGCCCGCCCCGCCGCACGTCTGCGGCCAAGCCCTGTGCTACGCTGGTGTTTAGCTATGCGCTTCATGGCTTTCAGCCATTTCTGGCGCTAGTCGGCCTTCGGCCTCCCTTGGTGGCGGGCTTCGGACTGCGGTAG